ACCACTTCAATACTTTCAAAAGACCTCTATAGGGCGATTGCTCTATAGAGGTTTTTTGAAAGTATTGAAGTGGTTTTCCCCACTAGGATTTTTTGAAATTTTGGGAACCATTCTATATGCGTTCCGTACGCTTTTTTAGGGTTCTCAAATGAATCTGTTTTGTTATATTATATAAGATAATGATACCATGTAGAAGCGTTCCGTACGCTTCTATAGGGTCTCTGTCTATATAATTTACAGACCTTACTTTCAACTTTTTACATACGTTTGACAGCGATAGATGTCACAAAACTTTTGCGCACCATGTGATTCTCATATTATTATGGGTATTGGTGTGCTAATTTTGTCACTTTGTTTATTAAAGTGTCCAACATATGCGATTATTGAAGAAAATAATTTTCGTATTTCGGTTTTTTCCATTTCTATCTGCTACTCTTATTTAAGAGATTCAGCGAAGATCAATGGAATTATTGTTTTATGTTGTTATCGATTTGATAATTTATTGTGTTGCTTGTAAATATTTAAAATATAAAAACAAATAAAAATTAGTTATTAGAATTATAAGTTAATTGTATATTATGAAGAAACTTATTAAATTATGGAATTCATCTTTTATAGATGTCAAAATCCCACAATGGTCTATATATTTATTTTCACTTGGATGAATATATTTGAATGTTACAAATGAAAACGTCATGGCGTAAGACGTTTTAAATCTAAACAAATTCGCCGTTCGTAGTGTGTCACTCTCTCTAGTGATATCTTAGTACATTATCGTTTATGTGCAAGATTATTTGGAAACGAGCTCTAGCTTCGAGTAACAGTGAAGCCCTAATTTATTCTAGTTGGGCCCGCAAGGGCACAACGACAAAAGTGTTGTTGTTGTGAGGCGTAATGAACCTTGCAATGACAACCCGCTCCTTGAGCAACGTTAGGTAGTACATGACTTTATAGATCTTAAATATACTCCATGAGTGTGTCACTGTTAAAGATTTGTTTAGATTTTAGTGTGCTATCTGATTAGTTTTTGGTGCGTAGCGCAAACAAAAATTTGGTGGGCATAACAGCTTACCGAGTTTTTCGTCTGCGCTTTGTCTTTGTAAAGAAACTCTCTCTATGATGATGAAGCCATACGATAATTCGGTTATTTATATGTATATATGTATTTTTTGTATTTTTGTGATTCAATGTTTTGTCTGCAGGTTACTTTTTAATCCTGCTTATAAGATGTTGATGAATATTTTTTATAATAAAACAGACAAATTTTCGATTGAAGAATCTGATAAACTTATTGTTAAACAATCAGAAGAGATCAATCTTAAATGTGCTAATAAAATTAAATATCTTAGGAACAACAAGCTTGAAGTGAAAGAGATCAATAAATCTCTCAAAAAGAAGAGCAAAGAATCCAAGACACCACGAGTCCATTTTAAAGCAAAACTCAATAATCAAAAATTTGAAACACAAGCTAGTGATAGATATGAAATTGAAGAATTTTCTGATCCTAGTAGTGATGAATTTAGTGATTTCGAATATGCTGATGATTATTCTAACAATACCAAAGTGAATAAAAAAGAGAAAAAGAGAATATTGCAGAAACATTTGCGAAATAAAACAAAAGCAGAAGGTGATATGCATTCTTTTAATCTGCCTCATTTATTTCATCACCCATCTGACCCTCCAATTAAACCTACTATTTATAAGAGGAAAGTGAAGTCTAAATCGGAATATAATTATCAGGATCACATCAAGTATTATTATAAAAGAGCAAAAACATTTAAACGTGCTCTTAAAGAAGTGCTGACAGAAATGTATTATGAAGCTTTTCCTCGACATAAGACTCGCTATCATTTTATTATAGAATGGAAGAAATGGATCATGAAACTCTTTAAAGATTATTCTTATTTTGAACAAGAAACATCACGATTTACTTATCAAGAATTATATCAACAATTTTGTTTTCATGCTCGATTTGATTTTTTCAAATTTGCGTATGATTGGATAAGAATATATACTTGGCAATTAAGTTTTTTTAAATGTTTGCAAAGATGTATGTGTTTTTCGGAAATGGTTGATGTAATTTATGTTGCACTATTGCCATATGTACCATATGATAGAGTGAAGGATTTTTATCAATTCTTAACAGACGTTTTCCAGAAAGTGGGAATCAAGTCTAAAGATAGAATAGATCCACAAGCTTTTGAATATGCTACATTTGAAGATTTCAAAAGGCGTTCTTAGGTCACAAAATGCTTTTGAATTTTATAAGAAAATAAACAATAGTGAAATTGTTCAAAAATTAGTTCAATGTTTTGTGTATTTAATCAAACTTAAATTTATAGAAAGTGATAATTTGAAAAAATTTTCAGATGTGATTCTTGGAATTAAAATAGATAATAAGAAAATTAAAGAATCCACCAGCGATATTGTTACATATTTTATTGAAACAATTTATGAGTTAATCAATAGAATTATTACAGCTATAGAAACAAAAGATTTCTTTTCTCTCTTCAAAATAAATGATGAGACGAATGATCTTTTTATTAGATATGCTGATGTTCTTGTCGATGTTAGAGACTATAAAATTGATGTTTTGAATAAATATGGTAAGAATGAACATTCTGTATTGGCAGAATTGGATGAATTAGTTATTAAATTTACTGCTTTATCTAAGACTGTTGAAGGAATGGAGAAAAATGTGATTTTGTCCAAATTATTGGAATTGAAAAAAGCACAACATGAAATGTTATCAGAAATTGATAAAGCTAGTATTAGAATGCGCCCATTTTCTTTGTTATTTAACGGAGTTTCTGGTGTAGGAAAATCAACTAGTCTTGAAAATCTAATTCGACCTATAATGTTGTCAAATGGTTTTGCTTTTTCTAAGGATCATATTATCAATCTTAATGCTAATGATGCTTTCCAATCTGAATTTCGTTCTAAACATTCCGTAGTTGTTTTAGATGATATTGCAAACACTAATAAAAATTTTGTAAAAGAATCTCCTCTACAAATGGTAATTGACATGGTTAATAATTTGCCTAAAGCCGTTTTGAGTCCTATTGCAGAACTCAAAGGGAAAATACAAATGAGACCATTGTTAGTTATGGGCACAACCAATATAAATAGTATTGATGCTGGTTCATATTCTAATTGTCCTTCTTCTATTTTGAGCAGATTTAATTATCACATAAGTGTTAGTGTGAAGCCAGAATATAGAGAACATAATACAATGAGACTTAGACAAGAACAATTTGATACTATAGATTTATGGGCTTTTACTGTCAAAAAAGCACGACAAGCAAATGATGATATTAAATCATTTGAATTTGTTGTTGTTAAAGATGACAATAAAGAACTCGTTAATATTTCGTTGTCTGAATTAATCTCATTTTGTGTTAAAGAATCTCAAAAACATTTTGCAAATCAACGCAGTATTGTCGATCGAATGAATACATTTGAAGAAAGACCTTTGTGTGATCATTTTAATTATCGTGAAATTTGCGATGTGTGTAATGCAGTTCCCCAAGCTAAAGATTCATTAAATGAAAAAATATATGATTGCTTATATAGTAATATACCTGAAATTGTCAAAATTTTTTACAGATATTTACAAATATTTGAAAGGATTTACATGTTTTTATATTTTAATAAATACATGTGTTTCTTTTTCAAAAATGTGAATAGATTTATGGAAAATTTCGATTATAAACAAGTTTTATTAGATTGGACACCATTTAGGAGAGTATCATATTATTTTGCTATATTCATATCAAGTTTGTTAATTTCTTATAAATATATAAGCATTTTGACATTTATGTTATGGTATTGCCCCATAATCATGTTTGGTGAAATATTTATTCTATTTTGTTGGTATAAAGTTATGCAAGAAGTATTGCTTAAACCATACAAAGAAATCAAAAGAGTATTATATAATGTTGATCATTATTTGAGAAAATATAAATGGTTATTGTTAAGTGTTAGTGCTATAATGATTTTATATAAATATAGATATGAGATTTCATCATTTGTTAGATATTGGTGCACTCCACAAGGTTCTGAAGTAAAGGCTTTAATTCCTGATACTGAAAAAGTAGAAAATCATTGGAAAAAACCTATTATAGAACCTATAGTCGGTATGTGTAAAACCATTGTCGGAGATGATTTGGGTAAATTGTTAGAAAATAATGTTGCCTTTGCTGAATTTACTAGTGAAGACAAGAAGAGATATAACAATTGCAATATATTACCTTTAGGTGATGGATGTTATTTAGTTCCATATCATGTTATGGTTAAGAAATATTTTTATATAAATGTTATATATCATGATGATAAATGTATTGGACCGAATTTCAAAACTACCTATGGTGATTCATCATGGCATAGGATTAACAAAACTGATGTAGCTATATTGTTCTTGAATCAAGGAGGTAGTAGGCGTAATATGCTGAAATTTTTCCCAGAGAACAAACCAGATAGTTTCTTTGCTAGTAAGGGTGATATAATACATCGTAACAATACTGGTGAGATAATTAAATATGTTTCTAGATGTACTACAACAAGAAACATATTTAATTATCTCACCAGATAGTTTCTTTGCTAGTAAGGGTGATATAATACATCGTAACAATACTGGTGAGATAATTAAATATGTTTCTAGATGTACTACAACAAGTTTTCAGCCATGTAATGATGCAGCTCAAGATTATGATGCTTTCCAAGTATATTTGACACATATGAGTAACGCAAATACTTTTGTAGGTTTGTGTGGTTCGCCTGTTATGATTAATGGTTCTTCACCTTTATTGGTGGTATACACATTGCGGGAATAACTGATACCCCTAAGGTGTCATTCAACGCATTACCCGTGGTGAAATAGAAGAAACAATTGCTATTCTCAAAGAAAGAAAAGTAGTTAATCCTCTTAACACCTTAGAAGAAATAAGTTTACAATCTGGTGATCTCACAATATCTACTGAACCTTCATATAAGAGTCCATTGAATTATTTAGATGATGAAGTTAATACTCTAAATTACTATGGAACTCATAATAAACAATTGCGTGAATTTCGTTCAGAAGTGGTTAGTAGTAAGATTGCTGAAAGTGTTTTTAAACATTTTGGTATTTCAAAAACTCATGGACCACCAAAGAATATGAATAGTTATAAACCTTGGAGAGAACAATTATTGTCTTTAACAAATCTTAAAAATTTACATGTTGATTATCTAAATAAGGCATATGAAGATTTTTCTACTAAAATATTTTCTAAACTTAATAAAGAGAAAAATATAATTTGGAAAGACAAATTACATCCACTTGATAATGATACAATTGTTGCTGGTAATGATGGAGTATATGGAATTGATAGTATTAATCTTAAAACTAGTACTGGATGGCCCACATGCACACTGAAAAGTAAATTTATTAAACCATCAGATAGAACTGTAGAAGGAATTAGTGTTCCACTAGATGTAGACCAATGGATTTGGGATGAAGTAGAATTATGTGAAAAGAAACTTCTTAAAAAGGAAAGAATTTTGCTTGTACATAGATGTAATCTCAAAGATGAACCAACAAAACTTACAAAAGATAAAGTAAGAGTATTTGCTGGCACTCCTATAGTTGGTTTAATATTAGTAAGGAAATATTTTTTACCTATTTGTAAATTAATGATGGAAAATAGTGTTTTATTTGAATGTGCTGTAGGTGTTAATGCTCATGGACCTGCTTGGGATAAATTGACCAAGACTATGATTAAATATGGTGCTGATCGTGTAATTGCGGGAGATTACAAACATTACGACGGTACTATGTCTTCTCAAATTAGTTCTTTGGCTTTGAGATTGTATATTGAAATTGCAAAATGGGCTAATTATAGTCCAGATCAAATTTCAATTATGGAAGGATTAGCAACAGAATTAACTAACCCTTTATATGATTTAATGGTGATTTTATTATGGTTAATGGATCTAATCCATCTGGTCATTCTTTAACTGTATTTGTCAATAATATTGTAAATAGTCTATACTTAAGGTATACTTACTATAAAATATATAAAGACAAACCAGATATACCATTATTTCATAAAGTAGTTTCTGTTATTTGTTATGGAGATGATAATAAGATGTCAGTTAAGAAAGGTTTTGATGAATTTAATCATACAGCAATTTCAAACACCTTAGCTGAAGATAATATCATATATACCATGGCAGATAAAGAAGCTAAATCAGTCCCTTTTATTAAGAATGAAGATTGTAATTTTCTCAAAAGGAAATCTCTTTATAATGATGAAGTGGGATTGTATATGGCTCCAATAGAAGAAGCCACACTACTTAAAATGTTACAATGTCATTTGAAATCAAATGTATTGTCACGAGAAGAAAGCTCAATTGAAGCAATTACCAATGTTTCATATGAGAGCTTTTTCCATGGCAAAGATTTTTATGATGATTATCGTGACAAATTGAGTCGTGTTATTAAAGATGAAAAGTTAGAGTGGAATTTTCCAGAAGGTCTCCCTACTTATGAGAATAGGCTAGACTCCTGGAAAATCCAATATCTAACTTCATCTAACTAAATTTTACATTGGACCTGACCCGGGATGTCACTAAACTCGTCCTGATGGGCGCACCCATGCGCCCTAAAATAAAAACGCTAAAAATGGGAGTTGTGTATTGGATACCCACCCCTTCTGTTAGGATAATGGTTACCTTTGAAGTGGGTGTAGGCTTGCACAACTTAGGTGGGGTCCCGTGGCCCCGGGGGTTTTCACCCCCTGTTGCCGACATCAAACAATCCATTCCTGTCTGAGATATAATCGTAATCTCAGGCTTGTATCGTAGTCGATTAGCAATTATAAAGAAAATAATAATAATATGTCAGCTTCGATGGGAGCTGGGGAAGGCGATACCATCAACTCTTTTATGTGCATTACTGATAACACAGTGAAGCACCAAACAGTGACATTCGGAGACAGTTGTGAAATATCTAATACTATTGCAGCGGAACCTGATTCAACTTTCACTAATGCTTACAATGCAGATTATCCTCTTGGTGAATTTTTCTCTAGACCTATTCTAGTTAAACAACTCACATCCAGTGAATATGTAGCACAAAGTGGAGAAGTTGTGGAAGATGAAATGATAGTGGACTCTAATAAACCTGAAAACGAAAATGTTATCACAACAATGTCTGTACCAATTCCACAAAGAGACAATATATATGATGTATATATGGGAGAGAAAATTGTGTCATTTAGACCGTTGCTCAAGAGATATACTCTTAATGAAGCACATGTCATTAAGACACAAACTACTCCTGTTCTTACTAAGATACGGAAATCTAATGCACCTATGTTTATGGGAACTTGGAATATGTCTCCTTATGTTACTGATATTGTTCAAGGAACTTCCAATCTATTTACATATTTGGTGCCTGGATTTTTGCAAATTCGTGGTGCTATGAGACATAAATATATGTTTCAAACTGATACCACATTTGATATACATACTTTTGTGCAAAAATCACACCAATCTGCTACTTCATTTTGGAGACATGATGATGTGACATTAGACACAACAGATAATGATCAAATGCAATGGCATTATTTTGATGTTGTTAGATCAGGAGTAGGTGGTACTATATATGCACCCAAAACTGTTCAACCAATATTAGAAATAGAAATGCCATTCCAGGAACAATATAGATTTGATTGTGCAAGATGTATTGACTATAACGTTGGAGAAGATCCAAGTTATAGATTCACTCGTCATGCACACAATCTTTTTGTAAATCATTTTAAACTAGATGTATTTTATCTAAATTTCTTTGCAGTGGGAGAAGATTTCAATTTGTCACTGTTTCAAGGTGCTCCATTCATAGGTTATCAACCTACTGTGGTGCCTTAATTGATCCCATGAGTGAACCAAGCTACCTTTCAAGCTTGTTAAAGATGTGA